AGGCATTACTCGATCAAGAGAAAGTAAATAACCAATTGGAATTGGCATTATGAAAGATTTAATTTATTACCCGTCATTATCAGCAGGTGGATGTGCCGGCGACTTCAAAAAGAATAAAGAAGTTAAGCCTGGATTGACCTGCAGATTTTATGACAAAGAATTTCCTGAAAGATGGAGGCATCCATATTTTCTTATAACAGCAGGTCATCATTATAAATGGATGGACGCTAGAGATAGATATGGGTTAGATGAAGATGTGTTAGTATTAGGAGATTCCGGAGGATTCCAGTTAGCGACAGGTGCTATTAAATGGGATCCTGCTTTTAAGAAAACTATATTTGATTGGTTAGAAGCAAATTGCGATTTAGGAGTTAATTTAGATATCCCACCTAGAGCTAAATATGATGGTAAGTTCTATGAATGCATGGATATTAGTTATGATAATTTCAAATATTTTGCAGATAACCAAACCGGTAAATGTAAATTTTTAAATGTCATTCAAGGTAATAATGTTGATGAATATGAGTCATGGTATCAAAAGATGAAAGACTTTGAATTCAACGGTTGGTGTATTGGAGGTGCGCAGAAACGTGTTAGTATGTTTATGTCTGCATTAGCTCCAATGATAAAGAACGGTGAATTTGAAAAAGAACGTAATCAATTTGTTCATGTACTAGGAATATCTAAAATATCAGATTTCTTTATGTTAAGTTTCTTTCAAAAGATGCTAAACAAATATCATGGAGGTAGAATACAAGTATCTACAGATTCAAGTTCGCCAGGACTATATCCTGTATATGGAACATATTTGCATTCACCTCAGTTAAGTAAAATGACATTTACGGATCTTTATTTTCCAAAAGGCGATGATTTGCCATATAATGCAGATGATTTGGTTCCTAATCCATTAGGACATCCAGTATCAGAAGGATTTACATTTGGCGATGTATCAAATTATAAAGGCGATGTAACTATGAAAATGACTTTGAATAATTTGTTTGTATTTAATGAAACAGTTAAGCAAGTTGAAGAAGTAGTTAAATGCCATAATGAATTATTGAAAACAGTAGTGCCAAGAGATTTTTATTCCATATTAATGTCAATGGAAGAAATGTTTCAGAATCCAGACAATGCTGTTAATATATATGAAAAGAATAGTCAGTTATATGACAAATTTGGTGGAGGTACCAGAGACTTAGTAAATAATCAAGTAATATCACAATTTTTTGAAGTAGGATAATATGAAAAAAACAGAACTAGTAAATTTTATAAATCGTTATTATTTAGCAGGAGCTACAACATCTGTTAAATGGAAATCAGATAACGGAACGGTAGAGACCGATTTTATCACCGATGATCAGAATGTAATTGGAACGGTTAAATCTAATTTAGATTTAGGATCAAATGAATTAGGAGTATATGCCACTCCTCAATTAACAAAGATGTTATCTGCAGTAGGAGATGACTTATCAGTAAAAGTTAATACAATTGATAAAAAATCAGTTAGTATTGATATTGATGATAAAGATGTTGATATGAAATTCATGTTAGCAGATCTATCAGTTATCAGACAAGTTCCAGAATTAAAGCAATTGCCAGATTGGAATGCTAAAATTAATATTGATAAAGACTTTACATCAAAGTTTATCAAAGCTAAAAATGCATTGCCAGATTCAGAAAATTTTGGTGTAGCATGTAAAAATGGTAAGTTAGACATTATAATTAATTATTCGTCTATTAATACAAATAGGATTAAATTTTCATTTGATTGTAATGCAGAAGAATGTAGTGATTTAAGCACTGTATGTTTTTCGTCTAATCTATTTAAAGAAATATTACAGACTAATAAAGATGCCGAATCAGGTACATTGGAAATATCTGCCGCGGGGTTAGCTCGAGCATCATTTACATCAAAAGCATATACATCAACTTATTATTTAGTTCAATTACAAACAGCATGATAACAAAATTTAAAAAATTATCTCCTAATGCAATTACGCCTTCATATGCTAAACAAGGCGATGCAGGATTAGATATATCGGCGATAACTTATACAATTAATAAAGAATATAGCTTTATTGAATATCATACCGGTTTAGCTTTTGAAATACCAAAAGGACATGTAGGTTTGTTATTTCCAAGATCATCTGTATCAAAAACAGATCTTCGATTAGCTAATTGTGTAGGTGTAGTTGATTCTGGATATAGAGGTGAGATAACATTTAGATATAAATTTGAAAAAGATTCATATTTTGCTTCATTGAAAAGATTCCAAGAAGGAGATAGAATCGGACAATTGGTGATAATGCCATATCCAGAAATAGAGTTAAGAGAAGAAAAGACATTATCAGAATCTGAA